GTTCCACGGCGTTACAAGCACTCGCCTTGAAAGCATTGACCTTGCGCTGAACAACACACTTCTTTACAAGGAGACCGGTTCTAGCCAAGAAGTGCTGATCACTGACCGCGCCGCTGGCGGTACGGCAGTAGTCGAGGCGCCTGCTGTTGGCACCACTGATTTCTTTGCCAAGGCTGTTGCTCCTGCAACCGCTGCAAGCAGCATCGTCATCGGCGCCACTGTTGGCAACATCGTCACGCTTAACGCACCGCAGACCGACATCACCGGTTGCACCTACGGCGACACCAACGGGGTCATTTCGCTGTCCATGCCCTACTTGGCACTTCCCACCACAGCAGGCAATAATGAGGTGAGCCTGGTCTTCACCTGATTCTGCATGGCATTCGTTCTAAAAAAGGTTGCATCGTACAAATGGCCCGTCACGGTGGAAACACCCATCGATGGCGGCAAGTTTGAAAAAACTACGTTTGATGCAACCTTTCGCAAGATGAGTCGATCAAGTTTCAATGACTTGGTTGACAAGGGTGACGATGCTTTGATCGAAGGCATCCTTGAAGGTTGGGAAAGCATTTTTGATGAAGCCGGAAAGGAAATTCCTTTTACGGCCAAGTCAAAGAAAGAGATCTGCGACGATCCCTATGTGGTGCGTGCGTTGATCACTGCCTACGCTGACAGCCTCAGCGGCGGTGCCGCAAAAAACTAGAGGCCGCTGCTCAGTATTGGGCCAAGGGCGGCGTTGTAGACGAGCGTGAGAGCGACCTGGCTGCGCTAGGTCTCTCTTCCGCTGACATTGCCGCTGCTGAGCTTTCACCCGCTGAGCAGCGCTTTGAAGTATGGGAAGAAAACTGGGAGATCGTTGCCGTATTCTTGCGGATGCGCACCCAGTGGAACGTGTCCATGGCCGGTCCCATGGGTCTCAATTACAGTTCGCTGGAATGGATCTGTAGACTGTACGAAGTGGCTGATCCTGTCAGGATTTTTGAGGGCATCCAAATTATGGAGTGCGCCGCTCTTAGCCAAATGAACAGCCAGAACGGAAAGTAATGTCCAACGAAGCGACAATCCTCCGCATCAGGGCCCAGGTTGAAAACCTGGAAGGATTGAATCGCGCACGATCTGCTGTAAGAAATTTTGCTACCGAATCAAAAGCTGCCAGCAATGATCTGGGCAAGCTGCGTGGAATGTTTAAGGAGCTAGGTGCTGAGTCGCTTCGCTCTGTCAATAACCTCAAGAATTATCGTGCTGGCCTTGATGCGTTGCGTCAATCAGCTGAGATTGGCAGCACCACATTTAACGAACTGACGCTTGAGATCAAGCAGCTTGATGGTGAGCTTGGTGCGCTGCAGGGCAAGCAAAATGCCGTAACGCAAGGATTTAATCGGATCACCCGTGCAACCAATGCTGCCGCGGCCGCACAACGCAGCTACAACGGTTTGATTCGCAACCCATTGACTGGGGCATATGGCGGCATTGCTGGTGGCACTCAATACGGGGCACCTATTGGCCCTGTGGCGCCCCCTGACTATGCAGGCAGGATTGCCCAGCAACAACGTGACGCGTCGGCGCAGTCGGCAAGGGACGCCCGCCGGGCACAGAAGATGCAGGGGTTGGCTGAATACGCTGACACCACGATTGGGGGCAGAGATCCGCGCACAGGCGCAATAATCGCCGGTGGCTACGGACCGTTTATGGGGGTTGGAACTCAATACGCACAACCCATCGGCCCACAACCTGCTGCCAAGGCTGCTCCAGGGCGTTACGGTGGCCGGGCAGGCGTTGCCCGTGGTCTTGGTGCCGCCGCTGCTGGTGGCATCTTTGGCGGCCCTGAGGGCGCCTTAGGCGGCATTGCCGGCTTTGCCCTTGGTGGGCCCGTTGGTGCACAAGTTGGTGCCACTGTTGGCGCCACTGTTGGCATTGTGCGGCAGGCGATTGGTGCGACCGCTGAATATGCCGCTGAATTGGAAAAGCAACGCACAGCTTTGCGTCAAGTTATTGGGTCTCAAGATGGATACAATGAATCACTAAAATTTGTCAGCCAAACCAGTAAAGAACTGGCAATTCCGCAAGACATAGTTCTTAAAAACTTTACACGTTTGTCTGCTTCTGTTATTGGAGCTGGTGGCAATGTAAAAGATGCAGAGCAAGCATTTAAAGGAATTTCTGCTGGTATTCTTGGGACAGGTGGCAGTCTTGAAAATCTTGATGCGGCATTACTTGCAACATCTCAAGTATTTAGTAAAGGCAAAGTAAGCGCTGAAGAATTGCGTGGTCAAATTGGTGAACGCTTGCCCGGTGCGTTTACCTTGTTTGCGGAGTCAATGAAAAAAACCCCGCAAGAATTGGATAAAATGCTGCAAGAAGGAAAAGTTTCGCTTACCGATTTTCAAACATTTACCAAGGCTTTGTTTGACCGCTATGGAGAATCTGCAAAAATTATTGCAAGTAGTCCAGAAAACGCTGGCAATCGCCTTAAGACAACACTTGCAAGTTTGTCGGAAAGCGTTGGTACATTGTTAAAACCAATCGGCGCTGCATTTCAAAATACTTTTTCGTATGTAGCCGAAATTATTGATGCTGCCATTCGCAAATTAAATGCGTTTTTAAAGCTGGATCCTACCGGCAGAAAGGCTTCGCTTAAAGCTCAAATTGCTGCAGATGAAAAATTATTGGCTGCATACAAGCAAGGCCAAGCAGGCATGTCTGATGCACAAAAAGCCAATTTTGCCAAAAGCATGAATGCCCCGTTGGAAGCCAGGCTTTTGGCAAACAAAACAATGCTTACGGCATTGGGCACGCCATTCCGTGAGCCTGGCAAAGGATTGGGTGTAACTGGCGGCGGTGATGGCGAATCCGCCAAGGCAGACAGAGCCGCTGCTGCGGCCGCCAAGCGCGAAAAAACACGGCAAGAGCGAATTGTTGATCAGCAAAAAGCATTTGCAATTGATCTTCGTAAGCTGCAAGAATATATTGTTGACATTCAAAACAAAGGCGCTATTGCCGTTGCCAAACCACTAGACGCAATTTACTTACAATATGTTGCAAATACTGACAAAATTGCAAAAGACCGTGCTCGCCTTACGGACGTGTTACAAAAACGGATTGACGCCATGGCCAAGCTTGGTGCTGAAGTTGACCCAAAGAAAGCAGAAGAATTTAGGAAAGCGCAGGATCAAGTGCAGGCTGAAACCATGAAGCTTGCACAAGGTGAATTTGGCACGGCAGTTTTTGAGCAGATGTCTGAAGTGGCTGCTGGTTTTGATGATGCAGCAAAAAGCGCACAAAACTATGCAACCGCTTTGCGTGATTCAACTAATGCTGGCGCTGGATTCCGTGAAGGCGCCAACTCATACGTAGACACGCTTAGCACACTTCGTAATGCCACAAGCAACTTGGCACAACAAGGATTCCAATCTCTTGGTGATGCCATTACTGGATTAGCAATCAATGGCACCGCTAATTTCCGTGAATTTGCAGCTGGCATTCTTAAGGCAACCGCACAGATGATCATTCAGCAATTTGTGCTTAAAGCAATTATGCAAGCAATTGGCTTTACAGGTTCAAGTGCTGCAAATGCAATGCCAACATTTGATGGTAATTTTTACAGTTCAATGTCAAGTTCTGGCCACGCGTTTAATCCTTTGGGATCTGGAGCCACTGGATCATTTGGTCTTGGGTCTCAATTCTCTGTGGGCAGTGTTTTTGGTGGAGGCAAAGCTGCTGGTGGCCCTGTAATTGGTGGCACAACCTACTTGGTTGGTGAGCGCGGTCCCGAATTGTTCATGCCAGGGCGCAACGGCACGATTGTTCCCAATGGGGCTATGGGCGCAACCAACGTTACGGTCAATGTCGATGCAGGCGGCACTAGCGTTGAAGGCGACCAGGCGCAAGCCAAGCAACTTGGAGTTGTCGTTTCCGCTGCGGTTCAGGCAGAATTGGTCAAGCAACAACGCCCTGGCGGCCTTCTGGCCGGTACACGACGCTAATGGCTACTTTTAATGATGCAACAGTAGGGGTCGCCACAGGCCAAACCACCCCAGACTTTGGCGCCCAACGCAAAAGCGAACCAAAAGTGCAACGAGTTGCTTTTGGGGATGGGTACGAGCAACGTCTTTCGGTCGGCTTAAATCAAAGTCCAAAGCTTTGGGACTTGACTTGGAGCGCCAAGAGCAATACGGTGTCGGCAGCGATCGAGGCATTTTTTGAAGCTCGTGGCGGAGTAGAGTCGTTTGACTGGACACCACTTACGGAGGCAACGTCCTACAAATTTGTAGTTGAATCATGGAATCGTCAATTTGAATACGCAGATATCTGTACGATTACAGCAACCTTCCGACAAGTTTTTGAACCATGAGCACCATCGTTACCCGCGCAGGCAAAGGCAGTCCGCTGACCCATGTAGAGGTTGATGCCAACTTTACCAACCTCAACACCGACAAGGCTGGATATATCGCAGGCGAAGGCGGCACGGTTACTCAGAGCACCAACAAAAGCACGGCGGTAACACTGAACAAGAAGTCCGATCAA